ATGAAGATTTTGTCGCCACCAGCCCAAACCAGCCTGAACTGGCGCCAACTGGCCACGATCAGCCAAGACTGGAAACGATCGTCCCTGACCATGCCGGCTCACTCGCTGGACTTGTGGGGGACATGGCAAAAAAGGTGCTGCAGATTGATTTGATGCCTTGGCAAATACATGCTCTTGAGGGGATGTTGGCGGTTGACGCTGATGACAAGTTTGTGCATCGTTCGAGCCTTGTTTCGGTTGCGCGTCAGAACGGTAAGACGACAATCATCCAGGCGCTGATTTTGTTTTGGCTTGTGGAGATGCCCAAGATACGTGGCGGTAAACAGACCGTGGTATCTGGCGCGCACAGACTTGACCTTGCCTGCTTGCTCTTTGATGATCTGGCACCAATCCTTGAAGAGTATTACGGCGCCAAGATCGTCAAGTCGTACGGCCGTTATCAGGCAACCATGCCAGACGGCAGCAAATGGTGGGTCAAAGCATTGAAGCCAAATCAGGGTCACGGTATGAGCATTGACCTAGTAATCGTGGACGAGCTGTTTGACGTCAACCCCGATTCGGTAGAAGGCGGACTGTTGCCGGCACAGCGCGCACGAAAAAACCCTCTTGCCTGTTTCTTTAGTACTGCCGGCACGGAAGAAAGTGTGCTGTTTCAGCGTTGGCGAGAAGCGGGTATTCGAGCCATTGACAAGGGTGAGCCGTCCACGATGTATATGGCGGAATGGTCTCCTGACCCGAGCCTTGACCCGTTGCATCCAGCGTCATGGGCGTGGGGTAATCCAGCGCTCGGTCACACGTTGGACATGGACACCATCCGACAAGAATCCACAAACCCTGATCGCGCATCATTCCTACGCGCATCCCTAAACCTGTGGGTGAGTGTTGTGCGCGGATGGATTGAGCCAGGGCGTTGGCCGTCATTGGAATACTACGGGGAAGTTCCGAGCGGTGGCGTCGTGGCGATCGAGTCTTCGCTGGACGACTCCCGATATAGCGCAACCAGATGCGTCAACCTGTCAGACGGTCGGGTGCTTGTCACCGTCGCATTCATTGCCGAGTCAATCACAGAGCTGTGGGACAACGTGCAAGAACTTGCCAAAGACCCAACGATCAGGTTCGCCCTATCGCCGACCGTGGACGCCACATGCCCGCCAAACATTGAGCGTCGCCGCGTTGTCGTGGGTTACGCAGAATTAGGACGGTTTACACCGCTTGCCAAAAACATGATTGCTGAGGGACGACTACTTCACACAGGCGAAAAACTATTAGCAGAGCACGTCCAAAGAGCGGTGGCGGTCAGGACCGACAACACCATAGTTTTGTCCAGTAAGCGGAGTCCAGGACCGATCGAATTGGCGCGCACAATGGTTTGGGGTATTGGCATGACAGCACGCCCAGCGCACACAGGTAAACCCATGCTTGTGGCCGTTAACCACTAACATTCTCGTCGGCGACCGCACGTTCTTGCCTTTTGTCGGAATCGGATAAGTCTCGTGCGGTTGCCACCTATATGGCAGAGTGGTGTATATGGCGATTTTTAACAAAACCAAAAAAGCAGCAATAAGCCCAGCGCCAGCGAAGGCGGCTGCAGCTGGTGGTTTTTCGCCTGGTTACTCGTCGTCAAATGTTGGCGTGAACATGATCGGCCAGTACTACACCTACCGCGAAGGTGAAGCGCGCAATCAGGCAATTAGCGTGCCAACGATTAACCGTGCGCGCGATCTCATGGCATCGGTCATTGGTTCTATGCCGTTGAAAATGTATTCGGAAATGTGGAACGGCGACGAAATGGAAAAGGTTTACCTTGCTCCACGTTCATGGTTGCGCCGACCAGACCCGAACGTGTCGTTCCAGTTTCTTATGTCGTGGACTCTTGACGACCTGATGATGTTCGGTCGCGCATTTTGGTACATCTCTTCGCGCACAGCTGACGGATATCCAGCCACGTTCACTCGACTTCCTGCCGGCTCAATTACCACAACCGATATGGCTGGTCCTGTTTGGTTTGCCCCGTCTTCACAGGTTTATTTTCAAGGCGGAGAAATTGACCCAGCAAACCTTGTGCAGTTCTTGTCTCCAGCGCAGGGCCTGATTTATTCGGCACCAGGTGCTATTGAAACCGCGCTCAAACTTGAAGCAGCGCGCAACCGTAACGCATCGTCAAGCATTCCTGCAGGCGTACTTAAGCAAACAGGTGGAGAACCACTTAGCGCGCAAGAACTTGCCGATCTGGCATCTGCTTTCAATGCGGCGCGCGCAACCAACCAAACCGCAGCGCTAAACGAATATTTGTCGTACACAGAAACCAATTCAACGCCTGACAAAATGTTGCTGATTGAAGCATCGCAATATCAGGCGCTTGAAATGTCGCGCTTAGCAAACGTCCCACCATATTTGGTCGGCGTAGCAACTGGCGCGTACTCATACCAGTCGTCACAGCAAGCACGCGCAGACCTGTACCTGTTCGGTGTAAAACTGTATGCCGACGCAATCGCTGGCGCACTTTCAATGGACAACGTGCTCCCACGCGGAACATATGTCGAGTTTGACGCCGACGAATACTTAGAAGAAAACTTCATGGCCGACACAATGGACCGTGAAGATATAAACATTCAAGAAGACACACAAGAGAGGATCGCAGAATGATCAAACTAATCGCAGGAGATTTTACGCTCGACGCCGCTAAAGGCGACGCACCACGACGCACCATCAGCGGAACCGCCGTTCCATACAACGTGCCGGCAACAGTTTCGGATGGCACAGCTGTGATCTTTCGTCCAGGCTCATTGCCAGTCGAGGGCAAAGCCCCGCGCCTGTTCATGTACCACGATGCTTCAATGCCTGTTGGCGTTGTTACTGAGCGCGTAGATACCGAGCAGGGAATGATGTTTAGTGCAAAGATCAGCGCAACCAGCCTTGGAAACGACGCACTTGTTATGGCCTCAGATGGCACTATTGACCAAGTATCTGTGGGCGTAAACCCAACTAAGTTTTCTTACGACGAAGCAGGAACAATGATCATTGAGGCTGCCGACTGGACGGAACTTTCCCTTGTTCCGATCGGCGCGTTTGGTGACATGGCAAACATCGCCAGCGTCGCTGCGAGTATCCACCAAGAGCCGATTGAAGTAGTGTTAAATGAAGAAGTAGTCCCAGAACAGGAGATAGAACCTATGTCAGAAGTAACCGTTCCAGCAGTTGAGGCAACCATCCCAACCGCGCCAATTTTCGCACAAGCCAAAAAAGAATTCGTATTGCCAAGCGCAGGCGAGTTCATGGCCGCTTACCACATTGGTGGCGACACGTTCAAGAACATGAACGCTGCAGTAGCCGAGTACAGCGCATCAAAGCGCACCGCACTTCAAGCAGCTGCAGGCGACGTGCTCACGACCGATACACCTGGTCTTTTGCCAGTTCCAGTACTTGGACCATTGGTTCAGGATTTGAACTTCTTGCGTCCAGTAGTCGATGCTGTTGGCGCACGCGCTTACCCAGACAGCGGACAGTCAAAGACGTTTATTCGTCCAACCATCACTACGCACACCAGCGTTGCATCACAATCAGAACTTGGTGCAGCATCAGCAACAACCATGGTGATCGCATCTAACTCAATTAGCAAAACCACACTTGCCGGTCAAGTAACGCTCTCAGTTCAGGACATTGACTTCACTTCACCTGCAGCAATGCAGTTGATCTTGAATGACCTCATGGGCGAATACATGATCGCTTCTGACAACTTGGCTGCAGACAACTTGCTGACCGCAGCAACTTCGTCAGGCGTTTGGGATGGAACAGTTGCCGACTTGCTCAAGTCGGTTTACGACTCAGCAGTTGACATTTCAACAAACCGCAACTGGACACCAACCCACATGTTCGTCAGCCCAGACGTATGGGGTCAACTTGGACAGCTCGCCGACACAACAGGCCGTCCAGTATTCCCATTCATCGGCGCAGGCCTCACCGGTCAAAACGCACTTGGCAACGCAACAGCAACATCATGGAACGGCAACCCACTCGGCTTGCAGTTGGTAGTTGACAGCAACTTCGCTGCCAAGACCATGATCATCACCCGTGTTGGTCAAGGCGCAGGCGATGCTTACGAGTTCTACGAATCAATCCGTGGCTTGATGAGCGTTGAACAGCCGTCAGTCTTGGGTCGCAACATGTCATTCCACGGGTACGTCAGCACCTTCGCTGCAATCGGTGGCATGATTCGCAAGATCACCCAGGCTTAGTCGAGAGCGGAGCATCCGCTCATGGCTACATACACAGTTACCAACAAGTACCTGATTGACAACTTTGCCGTACTGCAACTCCTAACCCCATCGGAGATTGCAGTCGGCAGTTCAATCACGGTCGCTGGAGTTGACGCAACCTTTAACGGCACTTACACCGTGCGCGCATTGCCACAGTATTTGTTCTTGGGCATTGACACACAAGGCGACCTGCTTTACGACTATCAGGTGCCGATCGCCGATCAGGTGCTTTATGCCAAGACCGCTGACGATGTATCACGCGTCGCTGCGTCTGGGACTGTTGCCAATGACCCTGTATGCACATGGGTGACCGCCGCGCAGGTCATGTCTTACCTTGGCATCACGATTGCCAACCCGTCGGACGATTACACGTTGCTCACGCAATCTGTGTCGGCTGGGTGCCAGGTCGCATTTCGCAGAAGGCAGGAATCGGGCTATATTGACTCCCTAACGACCTCACCTGGCGGAGATGCCACATTGGGCACTTTGATGTATTGCGCCGCTCTGTGGCGCTCTAGGGGCTCAATAGAGGCAACCTACGCCACGTTTGACGGCATGGGTTCAGCACCACAGCAAAGCCTGACTCCGATCGTCAAGCAGCTGCTTGGCATCCCACGTCCAGCGGTTGCCTAATGTCGTACACCGACCTGTTCAACGAAGCGATTGATGACGTCACCGCGACGCTGACTGCGGTCTCTGGTCTGCGTGTTGTAAACGACCCAACCAAACTTGTGCCTAATTGTGTGTACTTAGATGCACCGAACTTCACCACGTTTGCTGGCAACGGCAACATCGTGCGCCTAGAGTTCCCGATCAAGGTCATCGGCTCTGGGCCTGCAGGTCTGCCGGTACTCCGCTCAATCTTGAGCATTGTTGCAACCGTGCTTGGCTCGTCAATCATTGTCATGGGCGGCCGTCCGTCAAGCCTAGAGATCGGTGGCGCGTTGTACCCGTGCTACGACCTTGATTGCGCTATCCAAGCCCAGACCGCATAATCCACAACTACCGAATACAAATCATCTACTATCAGATCAGAACTTAAGGAGCAAACATGCCAGCATCAACTTACCTCTCGAACCCATCAGTCAAAGTCGGCGCCGCAATCGGCACCATTGTTGACATCACCGATCAGGTGAGCGCAGCAACATTGACCGTGACTGCAGAAGCTCTTGAAGACACCGCTTTTGGTCAGACTTCGCGCACCATGACGGCAGGCTTGTTTAGCAACTCATTGACCTTGACGGTCTATGCCAGTTATGCAGCAAGTGAGTCCTACGCAGTTTTGGCACCACTCCTCGGCACAAAGTGCACAATCAAAGTAAACCCAACTAGCGCAGCAGACAGCGCAACAAACCCTGGCTTTATTTTGACCGACACCTACTTGGCAAGCATTCCAGTAGTTAACGCAGCGCTGGGCGAACTAAGCACCTATGAACTTGAGTTTCAGGGTGGCACGTACAGCGTTGACGTAACCGCACCATAATCAACGGCTCCAAGCCGACATAGGAGACATATGAAAATCAAGTTGCAGTTAAAGCGCACGGCTGACAGCGCACCCGAGTTTTATTACACAAATCTTTTTGTGGTTACTGAATGGGAACGCCTTGAGCGTCGCAACATTCAACAACTTTCCGCAAACCCGTTGTATTCGGATTACGCCTGCTGGATGCACACAATTCTTAAGATTAAAGGCGAGCAGGTTGGCGACAACTGGCGTGAATGGCTTAGCAAAAACCCTGACATCGACATTTTGCCGGTACTGGATGAGACAGACCCAAACCCTACGGACGCGGCACCTACCGCCGCCAACTAGCAGAAGTACTGGTCGCGGTCGGTTGGTGGCCTAGCGACATAGCGTTTGACTCACGGGACTTAGCAACTGTCATTAAAGTGCTTAACGAGGCAAACAAAAAACGGAGATGACGTGAACCAAGTGTCAACAAAGATTGAGGTCGTCGGGCTCAAAGATGCTTTGAAGACGCTGAACAAAATTGACAGAAACCTGCGCCGAGAAATTACAACGAGTTACAAACAGATTGTCCAGCCTGTTATTGACGATGCAAACAAACTTGTGCCTACGACTGTTCCGCTGTCTGGTATGGCGCGCAACTGGTCAACTAAATCAGGCTTCAAAATGTTGCCGTGGGTGCCAGGCTTAAAGCAAAAGATTGCTGCCAAAATAAACACCCGCAATATCAAAGAATATGGCGGGAACAAAAGCAATGTCGGCACGTTTCTCATCCAATGGCAGGGCGCTACCGGCACGATGTTTGACACGTCAATGTCTGGCTCGCTTGGTCGAGCGTTGACTTCCCGTTATGGCAGCCGATCGCGAGTAATGTGGAAAGCGTACGAGCAACGCCAGAACGATGTCATGTCCGAGATGGAGCAGTTGGTTAAGCGCGTCATGAACGAAGCAAACAGAGAGACCGCGTAATGGCAATTAACATCCCGATCATCAGCGAGTTTGACGGCAAGGGCGTATCTAAAGCCATCAAACAGTTTAAGCAACTTGAGACCGTTGGTGAAAAAGCGCAATTTGCTATAAAGAAAGCGGCGGTTCCTGCAGCTGCCGCGCTAACTGGATTGGCTGTTGCTCTTGGTAGCGCTACTCAAGCCGCTATGGAAGATCAGCAGGAGCAGGCCGCACTTGCATTAACCCTGCAAAATGTGACTGGCGCTGGCGCCAAACAAACCGCACAGATTGAAGAACAGATATCGGCGATGAGCAGGGCGTCTGGCATTGCGGATAGTGATTATCGCAAGAGCCTAGAAGCATTAGTGCGCGGTACAAAAGATGTTGACCTTGCCATGAAAGACATGAACCTTGTCATGGACATCAGCACCGCGCTGCAAATGGACAGCACGACCGTTGCTGACGCGCTTGCCAAGGCATACCAGGGCAACTTTAAAGCGCTTCGAACCTTGTCGCCAGAGATGGCCACCATGATCAAAGAAGGCGCAACTCTTGACGAAGTGATGAACGTGCTTGGTGGAACGTTTGGCGGCGCGGTAGCAAAGAACGCCGAAACCGCTGCAGGCAAAATGGCAATAATGAAAAACTCTATTGGCGAAACCAAAGAGTCAATCGGCGCCGCGCTCTTACCTGTGCTCGAAGCCGTGCTGCCAGTATTGCAAAAGTTTGCTGATTGGGCACAAGACAACCCAGAAGCATTCCTCTACATTGCTGGCACGATCGGAGTTGTTGCTGCCGCAATTGTTGCCACCAACGTTGCTATGGCACTCAACCCATTTAGCCTCATCGCAATCGGTGTAGGGCTTTTGGTTGCTGCGCTAGTTGTTGCCTACAAAAAGTTTGATTGGTTTAAGAAAGGCGTTGACGGAATTATCAACGGCATTCTTGGCGCGTTTGAGACAATGGTTAACGGCGTAATCATGGCAATCAACTTGGTAATTCGTGCTTACAACTTGATTCCGTTTGTGGACAACATCAACACCATTGACCATGTTGACCTGCCAACTATGGGTGGCTCTGCAGAGCAAGTTGCTGGACGCATGAGTCTGCCACGTATGGCCGAGGGCGGCATTGTCAGCTCCCCTACTCTTGCTTTGATTGGCGAAGCAGGCCCAGAAGCCGTAGTGCCTTTAGACCGTATGAATACTGGCGGGGGAGTGACCGTCAACGTCACAGGTGGACTCTCGACAAGCGCAGAAATTGGTCAAGCCGTGGTCAACGCTTTGCGCGCCTACTCACGGAGTGCAGGGCCGTTGGCTCTGAACATTGCCTGATGCCCGGCACAGCTGTTGTTGATTCAGGTAACTATGACCTGCAGATCGCTACAGGATTCAATGTTGATGCAATCAAACTTGATGACGCGGTGCAAGGCATTTTGGCTGGCTATACAACCAACACTTCCCGAACAAACCTTTTCCCTAACCCAAACATGGATGCAACGTCCATTTCAACAAACTGGCAAGCCGTCAAATTTACTTTAACAAAATCGTCAGACTTTGCGTACAACGGAAGTTTTTCAGCCAAATGCGTTGTTAGTACTGGAACATCGGGACAGTATTTTCAAACAATACAATCATTTGTTAATCTTCCACAGGTTGTTGCAGGTAGAACGTATACGGCGAGCGCTTGGGTTTATACGCCTGCCACAAATACGGCAGACACAAACTTTTCGGTATCACTATTTTTTAACAACGGCGTTGGCTATACGGGCGCAAACACAAGCACCCCTGTAACTGTTACGCGAGGCACTTGGACTCGAATTAGCACCACGGCAACCGTTCCCGCTGGATACTTCATGGCGTTACCTAGGTTCAACTCGTCAACCACACTTGCGGTCGGACAAATTGTTTACTTTGATGCTTGCCTACTTGAAGAAAGTGCAACCGCGTTACCTTACTTTGACGGCAGTTTTGCAGACCCATACACGGGCTACACGCTCACTTACCAGCAATGGGCCAGCACAGCCAACGCTTCAACCAGCACGACCAAATGGGGACTTACCAGCACTTTTATTGATTCAAATTATGTGCTTGACGGCACAAACCAATTTGCAAGCGTTATGGATTCAATTACAACAATCACGGTCAAGCGCGGCAGGCGAGACATCGGTGACACATTTAGCGCCGGCACAATGACATTTACCATCCAGGATGTGGACGGCGTATTCAACCCGTTTGACGAAAACAGCCCGTATTATGACACCGCCGAATCTAAGCCTGGTCTTGCACCTATGCGCGAAGTCAAACTAATTCGATACAGCTCTACAGATGTGCCCGAACTGTTGTACTCGGGTTATGTAGTGAACTATGACTACAACTTTGCGCTTGGCGGTCTTGACACCGTGACCGTTTATTGCGCTGACCAGTTTTACCTACTTGCACAAACTTATTTAGATGAGTTCAATCCATCCGCCGAAACATCAGGTGCTCGAATAGAAACCGTCCTTGATCTACCAGAAGTAGACTTCCCAGCTTTAGCGCGAGACATCTCTACTGGCACGGTCAACCTTGGCCATGATGCCTCATACACCGTTAACGCTGGCACGAACGTGCTGCAGTACATTACCCAGATCAACGACACAGCCGAATTCGGTCGTCTGTTCATGTCCCGTGAGGGAGTGCTTACATTCCAAGACCGCATTGGTAACACTTTGTCAGCATCGGTTGCTGACTTCCACGATGACGGAACCAACTACAAATACAACGGAGTAGGCATTTCGTTTGAGGCAGACGCTGTAGTAAACCGTGTGGTAGTTACAGGCTTGGATGGTAAGACCGCAACCGCAACGGACGCAGGCTCAATTGCCACGTATTTTATTCAGACAAATAGCATCACCAACAGCCTGTTACACATTCAGGGAGAAATTGACACCGCAGCGTCTTACCTGCTGAACCCTGAACCCGAAGCCAGATACACAAGCGTAGAAACCAAGTTCCTGATGCTGACCACAGCCCAAAAAGACACCCTGGCGACCCTAGAAATAGGTGACACCATTACCGTAGAAAAGACATTTTCCAGCGGTGCCGGCACAACCCAATTGGCGCAAGAGCTGTCTGTTGAGGGCATCGAGCATTATCTGGACTTTTCTACAGGCCACCGCGTGCTGTACTCAACTTCGCCAACCGTGATCGTTTTTGAGTTGATCTTGGATGACGCTGTGTATGGCACACTTGATGAATTAAATGTTTTAGGATAAGGAGCACTATGGCATTCCCTACCACCTTCGTTGCTGGCAATATCCTTGAGGCCCAGCAACTTAATGACAACTTCAATTACGTTTCTGGCGACTTTACTTCCTACACTCCAACCGTTACTGGCTGGACTATAGGCAACGGAACAATCACAGGAAAATATGCAACGATCGGTCAAACCGTATTTTTATACGGAAATTTCCTATTCGGAAGCACAAGCGCCGTTACCGCGTCAAGCACATTGACCATCACGTTGCCAGTTGCACAAGCAGCATTTTCAACACCAGTCGAAGGTAATTGCAACTTTTATGATGTAAGCGCAGGAGTAAACGTTGCAGGTTTTTGCGAAACATCAGGAACAACGGCGGCAATCATGAAATGGTTTGACCCAGAGACCGCCCCGTTGGCAGTCCGTACTGAATTTTGGAACACAAGCAACACCTTGCCGTTTACTTTTGCCACAGGTGATTATGTTTGGTGGACGATAATGTACGGAAAGGCATAACCAATGGACGAAACAGAAATTGTTCCAGAAGCACAAATTGAAGAGATTCCTCTTGAATGGCAATGGGAACGGCTACGCCTGAAACGTGACGCGCTGTTAAAAAAATCTGATTATCGCATTGTTGCTGATGCACCATGGGACATTGCGCCTTGGCTTGCATACCGTCAAGAATTGCGCGACCTGCCAAAGAAGAACAAAGACCCAAAGAAAATCGTCTTTCCAACACCACCTGCATGACATGGCGGTTGAAATTGTGGTTGCTGTCATCGGTGGTTGTTTCCTTGTATTGGTGGCGCTTATTAGCAAAGTCGGCAGCGACAACAAAAAAGACCACGGGCAAGTGCATCGAATCCTTGGCCGAATAGAAGAAAAGATAGATAACCATGTTGAAAATCACCGCTAAAGACAAAGCAATGTTTGCCAGTTACCTGCGCTCAGTCGTCGGCGCGCTTATCGCCGTTTACTCAACAGGGACAACAGACCCGAGGGACTACGGCAAAGGTGCAATCGCCGCAATCATCCCACCATTGCTCCGCTGGGTAAACCCTAAAGACGCAGGCTTCGGGCGTGACAGTAGCCAAAGCTAAACCAGGCGTCGAAGGCGCACGCGACTACATCGGCAACGCCGACGGTGCTTCACCAGGCCCCCGTGCCGGCATGGATGAATGGATTAGGCAAGCAATAGCCGCATCAAATGGCGCGCTGTGGAACAATGGTTCTTGGGGTCGTCGTGACGTTAAGGGTAAGCCTGGCACTATGTCGGTTCATGCAACGGGCAGGGCTGTGGATTTGTCGTATCGCAAGTCGGAGAAACATCCAAAAGCAGGACGCCTAAATGCTCGCTCGTTTATTGACGTTGTTGTGGCAAACGCAAACACTCTCGGCGTGCAAATGATCATTGACTATTTCCCTAAAGAGTTTGGTCGCGCATGGCGTTGCGATCGTCAAGCATGGCTCAAGTACAGCAAGCCAACAGTCTCAGGTGCACCCGGTGGCGACTGGTTCCACATCGAGATATCCCCACAAGCAGCTGACTCGGTGATCTGGGTAAAAGCCGCATTCTTAAAGGTGTTCGGAGAAATCCCACCGAAGGCTTGATCTATCCTCTAAGGTCAAAGCACCGACAAAAGGACAGGCAATGACTTACCCGCAGATAGTTGACTACAGCGTCTATACAGGAGTCATGGACAACGGCCAAGAAATCTTGGTGCAGATCTTTACCAACCCAGAATCGGGCAAGTTCCTAATGGGACAAATTGCATTCAGATCGCACGTTTCATCATGGGGC